GATAATCCACTTCAACCGCGGATTTATCAATTTTGTATTCCGGTCTGAAGGTTACATCACCCGAAACATATTGCTGTTCATTCTTGGTGTAATTGATGGTGTACCCGCAACAGCGGGCGGCAATCACCCCATAATAGGGATGCACCAAATCCGCTACGCCTTCAGCGTTGAACGCTTCTTCCAGAGCTTCGCGCATGGCTTCCACATTTTCGCCAACCAGGTAGAAGTTCAGGCGCATTTCGCGGACCTTCTGCCCCAAGTCCTCGTTAACGTGTTCCGAAGTGTAAGGAATCGGGCTTGTGGCTACATTGCGCCCACCACTAGAAACGCATTCTTCCACGAAAAAAGGAACATCACGGAATGAACCGCCAACGCAATGAATCACACCTTCGGCGGTCTCAATTTCAACAAAGTTCAGATTATCCGAATACATTATAAATCCACGTCCTAATAATTGAATAGATAACCGTAACTAACATCAACATCATTGGTGGGATTCTTGACCGTGGAACCCTGTGGCAATCCCTTAATATCCACAACAACGCGGCCAGGATTATTCCTCTGGGCGGCAAGGCTCTTGGATTGGTCCACCATACTTCCCACAAGATCATTAATATCTGAATTCTTATTCCCGAAATCCACTTCATCCACTAACGGCGTTGCTTTGCCCATAATCTTGCCAAGCTTTTCCATAATTCCCGGAATAGCCTTATTCAACAAGTTGTTCACATCGTTTATAAGTTCTTTCGTGGTTTCGAAAATGGCGTTACAGAATTCTTTGAAAGAAGTATTTGCAAGCATATCCAGATTCTGGTCGATTTCCTTAAATACGGAAATCCATGCAGTAAGGGTAGCGGTCACTAGCCCGATCTTTACGAGCAGACCACCGCCCACCAATCCGGTAAGGCTAGTAACAAGCGGCAAGATTGCGCCAATGGAGCTAACAATCCCAACGCCAATCAAGCTATTTACAGGGCCTAGGATTTCAAAGACGGTTGCGAATGCTCCAGCAATTTTGGTAATGCCGTTCAGTACATCCGGAATCTTCGGGATGATGGCTTCGATACCGCCAACCAACTTACCCGCGATATTTTCAACGGTTTCTTTGATGGTGCCGCGATTCTTTGTAAAGAATTCGGAAACGCTCTTGAAAATCTTGCTGAATGCGGGAAGCAATGCACCCGCAACAACGGCTTTCATGGATTTCAAGGTAACGTTCATATCCGTTAAATCATCCTTGAATTTTTCGGAACCATCTGCCATTTCATCCGTAAGGCCGCCACCAAGTTCGGCATATCTTGCGAAAAGCGCCTGAAGTTCAGCGGATCCACCCGCAAGCATTCCATTCATTTCAATACTACCGCGACCAAACAGGGAATTGCTAACCATGCTTTGCTGGCTCTTGCCCATCTTGCTATAAGCATTGGCCAAGTCCACCATAACGCTGGAGGTATCTTTGTAATCCTTGATATTCTTGGGCAGAAGGGCATCGAACATTTGCAAAGAAGCTTTGTTTCCGCTTTTTGCCTTGCCGATTTCAACGGATAATCTTTTTAGCGAAGTTTCCAGGACTTCGGTGCGAACGCCTGAACGTTCTGCAGCAAAGCCGATTTCCTGGTATTCCTTGGCAGACATACCCAAAATGCGGGCAGTCTTCGCTATTTTATCGCCTTCGCTGGCGAAACTGTCAACAAAATTGTAAGCGCCTGTAAAAGCGCCCTTGATATTGTTTGCAATGCTTCCAATGCTTGACATTGCCGTGGAAGTCATCTGGGTAATGTTCGCCCACTTCTGCGATTTTGCGAAGCTGCTAATCTTGTTTTGAATATCGGTAACAGTATTGCCAAGACCAAGAAAGGATTCTTTCAAGGTCTTAACGTTGCCGGTGGCATCCCGGAAGGTTGCCTTATTCGTTTTGAAATTTAGGAGATATTCAAGCGCTTTCATTTTACACTTTTCCAACCGAGATACTTTTTAGCAGCCTTGATCGAATATTCGAACTGTTCAGCGGATAAGCTCATGATTTGGTCATAAGGCCAATGAAACACACCCGCTAGAATAGCGAAGCCATCATCAAGGTTTAGGCTTCCCCATCCCCTAAAAAATCTTTGGCCATGGCTGCAAGCGCCTTAACATCGCGGGCATCCATATTCAGGATGGTATTCTTGGAAACACCTATAACCATCGCACTTGCAATGGCAATAAGTGTATCACCATCACCCTTTGTGTTGCCGATTTCTCGAAGGTCCGCGCCGGTCAAGCCATCCTTAACCTTGATAACTTCCAGCGTTTCGCCGTCCACCTTCTGGATGGGTCTAATCAATTTGTATTCAGCCATAAATTTTTACTCCTTTTTTATGGTTTGCTGTTTTCTTGAATTAAGCCGGGCAAGGGATTCGAACCCAACAATGCCGCCGTTCGCAATCATCAAGCCTCGCGTACAGCATCGCACCCATTGTGCGCCCGGATGGGCGGCCATCCCCACAGAAGAAATCAGCAGCAAGAGTGGGAACAGCCTAATTTTTAGGGAATCAGTTCTTTAGCCGGAGGGCCAGAGAATTCAAAACTGATTTCACCTTCAGCACCGTTTTCGGAAGGATCACCGCTGAAGCAAGCGCCGTTAATGATAACGGTCTTGCCATTCGGCTTTTCAACCTTTACGGTTGCGTTCTTCAGCTGGCGAAGTTCGATAACATCCAGATCGGAAGTATCGGTAATGGTGCCGCTGATAGTAGCAGCCATCACTTCCAGCTTGTAACCGTGAAGGCGACCATCCACACCCATGATGGCGGTGCGCTTTTCGCCACCCACATCAATAGTCGGATCACCCTTCAGATTATACTGAACGCCGTTTACATAGAGCTTGTGCAAGCCACCAACATCTTCAAATGCCATATCTTACACTCCTTTACTTGAACTGAATTTTGGATTTGCCAATGAAGAACTGGCTAACAAGTTCTGCCGGAATCAGGAACTGCAAGGCGGTCTTATCGTCAGCATCACGGACCACCACAAGATTCTTCTTGAAGTTATCGTAATTCTGAACAATGCCCTTGCTCATCCAATATTCGTAACGGCCAAGCAATTCGCCCTTACCCAAGTTCGGGGTCATAACAACCTGACCGGGGCCAAAGTCGTTACCATCATCGGCAAGCTTGGCGTGCGGGTAGCGGCCAGCCATGTAGTTATTCCAATCCCAACGGATGAAAGAAAGACTGAACACGGTTTCCACTTGCTGATAGCTAGTATCAGCGGCGCCATTTGCGGTGGTGCGGTAAGTGGTCACGATGCGCTTCAGGTAAACGGATCCATCGGCACCGGAAACCAGGAGGGCGCAACCCTTCTTCAGCAGATCGTTATTGCCACTCATGCCAATCTGGTCTTCGGGCTTGGGAGCCACAACGCCAGACACGGCATAGTTAGAAAGCGGTGCAGCCGGATCATTCTGGGCAAGCGGAGCAACCACGCCGAGAACGGCGGAAGAGACTTCGAAAGCGGGGGTCGGGGTCTTCGGCAATGCGGGAACCACAACAACCTGGCTGTTATACTTGTAACCTTCAGTTTCGCAAGCGTTGGCAGCACCGCAAACAGCGGAGAACACAACGCCGGTCTGCTGGACCGTTGCGGACCAGCGGGAATCCAAGATGGCCTTGATAAAGCGAACGTCGGATTCTTTAGCGGAACCGGTAACAATAGCATTGAACCAAGTGCCGTCAATGATGTTGGTCACATTGGCAGCACTATAAGCGGTGTCATCGCCACCGTTAGCCATTGCGTTAATGGTCAGGGTCAATCCTTCCGGAAGTTCTTCACCCTGGTAATGGTTATAACGAATGTCGATGGCGGCACCGTAAGAACCCTTACCCTTGGCGGTCAAAGTCACAACTGCAGAATCTGCACTTGCACTTACAGGGAGGTTAGAAACTGCATTGACTGCAGCGGCAATCTTTGTAGCCACTTTGGCAGCCGTATCAAGGGCGGCAACGTTAACGGCAACAGCCTGGCCACCGATCATCAAGCGAATAACGCCAGCATAAGGCAGACCACTTTCACCAGAAACGGCGGCGGTAATCCTACCGGTTGCAGCGCTAGAACTTGCATTTTCGGGAACGGCCAAAGCCCACAGTTCAGAATTCTTGGAATTCTTGCGGAAAGCCTTGCACATCAAAGCAAGCATGGAGCCTTCGCCATAGTAGGCATCGGCCTGTTCATCGGATTTTACCTGAACCAACTTGCCGTTGTAAGTGGCCTTTGCGCCAAGCGGCTGGCCAATCAGCAAGTTCTTCCAAGGCATGGCACCACCCTTCACGGCATTGGAATTGTCAAATTCCGTGAAGAACATCGGCACCAAGTTATCAGCGGGAATTTCAGAAAAGTTCATTTCCCTTTACTCCTATTTTTTATTAAAATCTAGGGCCTAACATTGGTTACAAAAACTTGCTTGTTGCCGTCACCGTCTCCCATCTTGACCGTGTTTTCCGCTTTAAGGAATTCATCAGCCGGGGAAGATGTGTTCACACAAACCGCAAATTCAATACCAAAAACAATTCGCATTGCTCCGCGAATCATATCCTGTTCGGATAGATTGTTGGTAAAGCTTTTCAGCACACAACGCTTAACAGATCCATTGAAAGGGCCTTTTGAATTCTTGCAAGGTTCCACCAATTCGCAAACAGTCTTGGCGGTATCATTCAAGAAGTCGGCCATAGAATCGGCATTGCCACGCGTTGGAATCAAGTTCCCGAAGGCACTTGCAAAAATATCCACATACACATCAGCATTTGCCGAATAAAAACGCGGCGAAGTGCGACCATCCGTAAATTTTACACTAGGAATACCCACAACAATGAAGGCTTCTTCTTCAGGCCAGGCACGTTCAATGCGGGCGGCATATACATTTTGCCCAACACCGGAAATGCTAGAATCCTTAAGAAACTGCACAAGCGAATTTCTAAAAACCTTGATGCAATCTAAATTTCTAGGTTCACTCATGCGAATTCCTTACAGCGGTACACAACAACTCCATCTTTTTCAAAAACGTAATCGAGAGCAACAAGCGTGATAGAAGAATGGAACTGATTAGAAGTCAGCACGAACTTATCACCCTTGCGTGGCTTGCCGCCTGGCAAATCAGCCGAGCGAACAAACAAGCGCGGGTAATGCGTGATGGCTTCCACATCAATTCCATTTGATTCAGCATTGGCAACCGGGGTATCGTACAACCCTTGAATCGTGGCAGACGTTGCGCCACGAACCAAAGTGAGATTTTCGCCAAAGTCTTCTGTATTGAAGAAGCTAGTGGCTAAATCGTTTGTAAGATCATCACGGAATGCCATGCGAAATCCTTAATTACAGAACGGTTGCGAACACAAGGCCGCTTGCCTGTGCAACGTATGCCAGAGGTGCGGAAGCACACTTAAGCCACTGCACGGAGGGATCTTCCTGTTCCCAAGTCTTGGAGAACACTTCACCAACGAAGTTACCGGCCTTGCGGTCTTCGATCATGCCGTAATGCACGTCAGCTGCAATGCCCTTACCGATGACAATAGCCTTGTCAACCGGAATCATCGGCTGTGCAGTACCGGTGGAATCGGTGTAAGTTTCGGTGCAAACCCAGATTTCGTTACCAGCACCGGTAAAGCCGATGAACTGTGCGCCATCCTTGGGCATTTCGGGCTTAACGTTTGCATACAGGCTGTTGTTTGCCTTCAGCTGTTCCAGAACGGTGGAGTTGGTGCGAAGTGCCTTTGCAGCATTCTTACCAAGCACAATAGCGCATTCACCAAGGCCGGAATCTTCGGAAATCAGCTGCATCCATTCGTCGATGTTTTCAAGCGGAGTGGAAGCGGCGTTGCTCCACAGTTCAGTACCGGAAAGGGTAATCTGGTGGGAAGCATCCATGCCAATGCTGAAGGTTTCGATGGCGTTACCATTCTTATCGTAGTTGGTAACGGTACCGGTGGAGAGTGCATCAGCACACATCTTTTCAACGGTGCCATAAATCATGTTAACCAGCTTAATCTGGTCCTGGCCAAGCTTCTTTGCAATACGTTCTTCGATGGTCTTCAGGCCATCAGCGTAAGAAATCTGCATACCAGCAGCACGCTTTGCCATGTCGAAAGCGGTGGTTGCAACCTTAAGGCCAATCTGGTTGGGGCCGAACCACTTGGTTTCGATGGAAACTGCATCCACAACGCTGGATTCTTCGCCAGCCTTCTTGAAGGGGGCAAGGGTCTTGGAACCAGCAATCACATCGATACCGATCTGAAGGGTATCGTGCAGCTTCACGCCAAAGAACTTGTTTGCAAGCCAGGGCTTGCGGGGTAGATTCTGGTTTACAATACCAGTAAGGGTAGCGGCAAGAGTAAGATCAAGAGCCATTATTGAACCATCCTTTTGAATTAAATCTTCTTGCTGATGTAGATGCCGCGGGCGCGGAGTGCATCAACGTGGGTATAAGCGGTGTCGGAGCCACCAGCGTTCAGGGTAACATCAATTTCACCCATGAAGCAAGCCTTAATGACTGCGGTTTTGTTTGCGCCGGTGGTCACGGCTTCGAGAGCAACGCAAACCGGCTTCTGATTAACAGACAGTGCAGAAGCGCTGTTGCACTTGACAAAGCTTTCGCCGGAAGAGGAAACACCGTTGGAAGCAAGCACGGTGCCAACGGTAATGGTCTGGCTTGCTGCAATGGTCACATCAAGTGCCTTAAAAGTGGGGAGTTCGCCAGCAATAACGTTGGCAAAAGAAGTAGTAATAGTATCCTGCATGGGTTACCTATCCTGTTAATTGTCCTTCATGCCAGCGGCAAATGCAGCGGCAATGGCTTTATCGTGAGCTGCTTCGGCTTCAGCGGTGGAAATACCACCCTGAATTTCTTCAGCGGCCTTGTTCTGTTCTTCAAGCATACGCTTGTTTGCTTCAACGACTTCGGCGCTTGCAACGGGGGCAGCCTTCTTGGCTTCCTTAAGTGCTGCAATTTCCTTGTCCTTTTCGCCAAGCATTGCTTTCATCTTGTCAAAAGCAAAATCCTTTGCTTCTGCAACAGTCTTGTTTTCGTTAATGAATGCCTTCATTTCTTCTTCAGCAATGTTCAGACCTTCAAAAACGGAGTTAATAGCAGATACGCGGGCGCGTTCTTCGGCAATAACGCTTGCCTTCATAGCTTCCATATCCACCGGTTCGGTGGCTGCGGGTGCCTGATTTTTCATGGTATTTACTCCATAGGGGTTATTGTTTACATTCAACATTTCTTCTGCGATTTCATCAATGGATTTTACGCCATCGGCAAGGCCAGCTTCCACGGCCTTTGCACCAATGAAAACGCCACCTTGGCCAAATTCTTCCAGAACTTCTTTGTATTCCACACCGCGATTCTTTGCAACGGCGGCAATGAAAACACTTGCAAGATCGTTCAGTTCTTTCTTGATCAGAAGCAAGCCTTCCGCATCTTCCGGGCTGGGTGCCTTATTGGGTGAGAGGTCGGAAACGATTGTTTGAACATTGACCAAATCTTCATTGTACTTTGTGAAAGAGCAAAGAACACCAATAGAACCCAAAGTTCCATTTTCGGCGGTGTAGACCTTTTCGCAACTAGAGCCAAGCCAATATGCTGCAGAACACATCAGGCCGCCGGTTCGGGCAACAATGCCGCAACGTTTCTTATCGCGTGCTTCGAAAATCTTGTTGGCAAGGTCAGCACATCCGCTTACTTCGCCACCTGGGCTGTTAATGTCAAAAATGATACCTTCGATGGAATCATCTTCCAAGCACTTGTCAAAAGCGGCTTCAATACTGTTGTAGGTATCTTCGCCAAAATATGCGCTCCACAAATCAGAACGATAAGAAAGCGGTCCATCAACGTGAATAACTGCAATACCATCTTCACGGACGGTAACATGGTTTACATGGTTAATTTCGCCATCGGCTTTTCTGCTGGTCCAATAGCCTTCTGCATCCTTTGTGTATTCCACACCAGAAGAAGCCATCATTTCAGCATCTTCTTTACGGATAGCCCAGCGGGAACCAATCAATTTTGACAAATTCTTTTTAGCCATTTTGTTTATCCATCAAAAATTTATTTATGAATGGAACAGAAACTTTTTGCAAGTCTCATCTTTAATTTTCGCCACCTTCGCCATCTTCTTGAATCGAAACGCTTTCGGTTCTGGAAACAGTTCCCGGTTCATCAAGGCCGAGATTTGCACGGATCTTGCGTTCTTCGGCTAACTTCTTGGCAACTTCGGAATATTCCACGCCGCCAATCTTGCGGCAAGCGGTGTCGCGGTCAATCAGCTGGTTGTCCAGCTGCATAATTATTGCCTGGGTTTCCTTTGTGGGGTCCAACATGAATCCAGCATCAGAATCCCAGCGGCAAGAATTCCACAACAGATGCTTGATAGGATCAGTAAAATAGCCTTCGGCACGAACGATGCCTTGTGCAATGCAGCTTGTAAGGAACTTTTCATAAACCGGCTGGCAGAAGTCCGCCACAAAGTTGTACTTGATTTTTTCGTAAGTCTTCTTGGATTCCAGGATAGCCGCACGAACGGCATTATAGCTGGAATTGAATTGGCGCATAATCTGTTCAGAAGATAGGCCACGGCTTGCGGCAACTTCACGGAAGATACCATCCACAAACGGCGCATAGTTGGCGTTGGGGCGCTTCGGGTCTGCAAACTTTACATCTTCACCCTGGGCAAGTGTTGCGATACCACCGGGGGCAAGTTCACAGGCGTTACGTTCCACACGCTGTTCTTCTTCCACGTTACCCATGAAATCGGCTGGTGCGCTATCCTGGGAAGTGATGAATACGGTAAACATGGAACTAACCACGGCTGCCATCAATTCGGCATCCTGATAGCGCTCTTGCTGCTTCAGCTGACTAACGATGGGAGCCAGGAACGGCACGCCGCGGCGCTGGTCCGGACGGTCAGAACTGAAAACGTGAATCACGTTTTGTGCGCCCAACGAATCGTGTGCGCTAATCTTCTGGTAAGGCACGAATTCACTAAAAGAATCAATGCTATAAGCGGGCTTTTTCGTGAAGTAATATAGCAACGGCGCACCGCTTCCATCCACTTCAATACCCATTGCCAAACGATCCGTAGCGGGTACGCCATAAGGCTGGCGGCACCGATCACCTTCCAAAAGTTTAATCTTCAGGCCGAACGGATTCTTGGAATTGTAAGAAGAAAGCGCAAAGCAATCCCCTGTAATCAATTCTGTTTTCAGCGCCAAGTCCTGAAGCTGATAAAAATCATTCTTGTTTTCGGAATCGCACTTCTTGGAATCTGCCCACAAATCGAAATACTTCTGAACGATGTTGGACCACTTTTCGGCGGCTCCCTTTTCAATGTTCAGCAATTCGTAATCAATTACAGGTCGGGCGTGAATGCCTGTTCCAACAACGTTTACATCGATGGAACTAATGAGCGCACCGGAAAAAGCGTTATTCTGGAACAATGCGCGGGAACGCAAAGCAAGTGTTTCACGGTCAGCGTTCAAATCCGCATCAGCAGAACCAGGCGAAACAAAGAACGCCTTCAGCGCTTCAGTCAGAAGGGAAGCGCCCTTCCATGCTAAACCTCTAGTACCTAACATAAACTACCCATGGGGAATGGTGCGAATCATTCGAATACCGTTGTAACCGGTTGCAGCAACCTTTTCGGCTTCTGCCAAACGAGAAGCCCAGAGGGTGATTCCATCTTGAATTTCTTTCAAATTGGCCCTGGTCATGGAACGGCCAGCAATAGAATAACTCTGGCTATTCAGCACTTTGGATTCAGCTTCCACATACTTGTTAAGCTGTTCTCTGCAAAAATCAACGGTGAATCTAACTGCCATGCCACAAAGTTAATCGGACGGAACGGCAAAACCTTTTTTAAAGTCTCATCTATTTTCGTTTTGCATTTTTAAAAAA